ACGTCGTTTATCCGATTGGCCCAGCCACGCCCAAAGGTAGCCCATGTCGGTAGTCCTTTTAAGAATCCAAGCCGCATGTCGGTCAGGCGAACGCCAAGATAGGCTTTAGCGGCGGCGATTGTCTTCGGGCCGATCTGGCCGTCCTGCGTGACGCCGACCATAGACTGAAGGTATTTAGACGCGCGGCTGACGCCGCTGTTGACCGCGAAATCGAACACGGCAAAGTCCAGCCCGTCTGGTAAATCGTCGCCCCGGATCTTGTCCCAATACTCCTGACGATAGATCGCCGCGACTTCCGAATCAGCAATCTGAAACACGTCTTTCTGGCTAAGTCCGTGCTTGGCCCGCCACGCGTTATAGGTGTTCTGCGTGACGCCGTAGGCAGTCCGGCCGCCAGGATCACGCGGGTCGTCGACCTTGCCGCCCTCGTAGCGCAGTGTCGCCTTCAACGCAGCGTCGTAGTTCTCTTTCATCGGTCGGCCTTCGTGCTGAGAAGATCCCGTATGCGGTCGAGGCGCTCAAATACTTGGTTCAAGGTCGAGTTAAACTCTTCGCGGGTGATATAGCGCCCGGCTACCAGCACTTCGATGTTGCCGACCTTTTCCGCCAGATCCTTGTCGGCTTCCTGTAGATCCTTTACAGCCGCCCAGACGGTGTTGAGCGTCCAGCCGCCCAGCACGCCGATCACGCCGATAGCCACGTCAAAAAGAACTTGATATTCGACCATAATTATCTTGCCATCGCGTTGACGCCCTGCGTCATTATCGGGAACGCCAGTGAGCCATATGTCGGCGTAAACGGCACGGCCGTCGGAGCGCCACGCGTCATCGCCGCGACATTACCCGCCGCACGACGAGCCAGCATATTACGCGCAGCTCGGCCAGCCGCGCCACCAAGCGCCGCAGTGCCAGCGCCGTAGAAGGCATACGGGTCGTCGCTAGAATAGCCATAACCCCCCACGAGAGCTTGCGTCGCCAACATGCCAGGGCTGCGAGACGGCGCGAAACGACTAAAGAGATTAGCTATGGTTGATCCTTCTTCACCTTTGGCGATACGACGAATCATTGTCTGTTCATCAGGCGTAAACTTGCGCATACGGCCTTCGTTTTTCGCCAGCGAGCGGAATTGCGATTCGATATTTTCCGCCGAACCGCCGCTAAGACCGGCATTGTTTATGAGGCGCTCAATCTCCGCGCTCTTCGACATCATGCGGTAATCTTTAATACCGGACATGAGCGCGTCAGCGGCTTCTTTGGCGTCAGCACCAACAGCGTTCCGCTCGTTTGTGATGAAATCGTCTAGCTTGTCTGTGAGAATGCCGGCCATACGGCGCACATCTTTTTCTTTGTCACCGCGCAAAACGCCCAGCATCTGCCGCGCGTTATGTAGTCTCTCGATAGTCAATGGCTGGCTGTCTAGGTCTTTAAGCTTATTGATGGCAACTCTGACATCAGCGAATTTGCTGAAATCTGGGTCATATCCCTTAAGCCCGGACTCAAGACCAGACGCAAAAGACTGATACGCGGTCGGGTCATACTGCACGCCGAGAGACGTCGCACGTTCAAACGACTGCGATGCACGTTCGCCAAGCGCCTCAGTGGATGGCGGCTTGCCGAATAATCTCATGCCACCGCGTTGCGCCGCCGTAACGCCTGATTCAACACCGCGTTGAAGCGCTGCCGCGCCGCGCGCTCCAGCCAATCCGCCGACAAGGCTAGTGGCCAACAAAGCACGCGGATCTTCAACGCCCATCTGTTCCGCGCGAACAGGCGCGGCCGCAGCCGCTGCGCCGGCTCCAGCTTGAGCGAGTGGACGTTCACCCATAACCGCTAGAACATTTTTAATGGCCCCAGGCGCGACGCGGCGCGCAAATATGTTAGCCGCGCCCGCGCCAGTCATTGCTTCGCCAGCGCCGCCGATTGCTGCCGCTGCCAATTCTTCTTTCTGCGTGCGGGGCTTAAATGATTCTGGCGTCAGATATGGGCGCGCAATTTCAGACGGCGTGCGAACCGGTTGACCGCCAAAACGCGGCGCTGCGATATTATATAGAGTGGTGGCTAAATCAGCCACTTCTAACGCGGCTGGCGCGGCCACCATACCGGCTGGCCCGGCTACCATGCCGCCCAAACCGGCCGCTGCCGCAAGCGGCGCGAGTTCTCTAGCGCCGACTTCTGCCGCACGGCGCGCTGTTAAACCTTCGTCCCATTGAACCTTAGAGGGGTCAATAGTTTCAGTCCATTGAATCTTAGACGGATCAATCGGCATAATCTATGGTTCCGTCGCTATACTGAACAACCGGACGACCGTTATAAGTCCCACGCTTGACGATAGAACGTTGCGCGGGCGCAGCGGCAGCAGCAGGGGCAGCGGCGGCCGGCGCTTCTTCGGGCATTTTAATTTTACCTGAACCGTAGCGCGACGACATGTCGCTGACAATAGAGCGGATAGACTCAATCGACATTGTGGGGTCGCCTAGCCTTTCCAGTGCTGTCTTTAACTCAAAGTTAGAGTCCAGTTCTTTAGACGTTTGGCCCGTGGCTTCTTTGATGTCCTGAAGAAGCTGGCCGCGCAAAGCCAAAATACGGTTTCGTTTGTCTTGCGCCTTAGACCCACGCGCTCTTTCTACTTCCTGCCCCAAGGTTGTACCGCTAAAATACGTTCCTATGGTGCCTAAAGGATCAGCGCCAGCTTTTTCGCTGCTAATCAGATTGCCGGAAGCTAACAGATCTTCGTAAGTGCCAAGCATCTTGTCGAGCGTCTTATCAATATTCGACTGACCGACAACTTGTTTCTTTGTGCCGACTGTAAGTGGCTGAGTTGGCTGCACAGGTGCGGGCGGCGGAGGAAGCGCCGGCGCAGTCATCGCATTAGCGGGCGGCATAGGCGGCGCGGCCATCATGTTAATAGGCGGCTGGATCTGCGGGCCGTCCATGAACGTAGGAGCGCCGGCCGCAGCAAACGCCGGGACAGCGGCCGAGCCAGGCATCGTCGTGCCGCGCGCAATATTGGCTTCCTGCATACGACGACCAGCGTTAACGCCTTTGTTGTCGCCAGCAAGACCTTCGATAGCCTTGGCGATCTCTTCTGTATTGCCGGACTGAACAGCCGGAACAATGCGGCTGGGGATCGTGCCGTAGTTGTAAGCAATAGACGTGAGCGCTGCGCGGGTATTTTCCGGCAAACGCGCCCAGTTTTCTTCGCCAACTTTGGCGGCGGCTTTCGGCACAAACTCAGTCTGAATACGGCGCTGAAGGTCACGTTCCGCGTCTTCACGGCTAACTGACATACCAGGCTTAATACGCTCAACGGAGCCGTCAGCGCGAGTGACGGTATCGCTACCGTATCCGGCGCGATAAGCGTTCACATCGTATTTAGGCTTCTCAATGTAGCCTTCGCGTTCTTTAATAAGATTAGTTGTCAGATCGTTGCCGGTAAATGCGCCGGCTTGACCACGACCGGCTGGGATGATCGGAACTGCCGACGCTCCCTGCGGCGTCAAATTATACAGCTCGCCGCCGACTTCTTTATATTCAGGTTTAGGTGCGCTAACTAACCCGCCAATCGGCGCGGCCGCACCGCCGCCAAATTCAGGATAGCGCATTGTCTGCGTTTCACCTGAAGGCAATAACACGTCTTTAGTCGTTTGTTTATATTGTTGTTCCGGCGTCAACAGCACCATGCGGCGCGTATCAGCGTCCCATTTACGCTTGGACAGCACATCGTATTCGGACGGAAAAATGTCTTTAAACTCTTCAATTGTCTTTAGATAAGCCGTTTGATCGCCTTCTGGCACAGCGCTCAAACGAGACATAGCGTGAGCGCGAATTTTGTCGTTAAGATCCTGCAATTTAACGCGCGCTTCCATCTCAGCTCTAGCGGCTTCGCGCGACTCTTTATTAGCCGTGACGCCCGCCGCGCGTTCAGCCAGATCCATTTGCTGCGCAAGACGTTCCTGCTGAAGCTGACTTTGCGACAGCGCCGCGCCTTGGGCAAAAGCGCCCATAAGGTTCAAATTAGGAACCTGAAATTCAGGCGCTCCGGGGTATTGAATTGGCATTAGCTATCCTCAACCAAAAAAATTGCCGGTTTTAGCGTATTTAGCCCCAAGCATAGATGCGCCAGCTTGTAGACCTTGGCCTGCCAACGCAGCCATTAAGTTCGTCGGCCCCGTATAAGCGCTGGCGTTATTAGCGCCGATATGGGCATAGCCTTGGCCAAGAGCTTGACCTAGACCACCATAAACATTAGCCAAATTCGTGCCAGTGCCAATTGCCGCATTGCCAACACCCTGCGCTGCGCCAAATCCAGTCTGAACGCCGCCCTGTAACATATTAATCTGATTAGCGCGGTTCTGCATGAAACGATTATATGCACTGCCGTAGTCGGTTGAAGCTAGATCTTGGCCAAACCGCTGCGCGGCTTTTAGCGCCGCGCCAGACTGAAGCCCCGCCTGCGCCGCCGCCGTGCGGTTGACCGCCTGCATTCCCTGCTGTTCACGGAACGCATAGCCTGGGTCCATCTGAAGCTGATCAATCGTTGGCTGAGCCATTAAGCTGCCAGAACCTTCTCCCGGCCGAAGACCCATGAGCGTCGCGTAACGGTTTAGCGATTCCGTGCCAAACTGCGAATAGGGCTGATAGGCCGCCGTAGCCTGCTGCTGACCTCGTTCAAGCGCTTGCTGGGCCTGCCGGGCCTGCAAGGCTTGCATCATCATGCTTTGTTGCGTGGCTTGATTTTGAGCATTAGCGGCGGCTGAAAAACCCATGTCAGTTCTCTCTTATCAGCGTTCCGTCCGCCTGCGGGACAAAACCTAGTCTATTCAAGATGTTATACATGAAGTCATGTCCTGGCGTTATGCGCGTAAATGTCATACCCGTCAGAATATCCTTCAAAAGCCCTTTTGTTAGCCAACGCCGTCTAAACTCAGGTAATATAGATACATGAGTTTCGCCGTTTTTGGAATAGACCGCGCCGATCACGCGGCCGTCCCGTTCTATCCCCTTAACATCCCAGTCAGCGGCAATCTGAGCATAATCATCGTACGATGTTTCAACATGCCAATGCGTCGCCTCAAATCCGATTAACAGCGCGGATTCGCGGTCATCGATTAGCCGCGTTGTCATCACGTCACCACGCGGCCGCTGGCGCGGATATTAATGCTCGTAGCCGCGCTGGCTACGGTCGAGATGAAGCTACCGTTAGACAAGATATGTCCAACGATCTCTGGGAATGTATAACACTCGCTTGGCTGGAGTGTCTTGGTCTTGACGATCAAGTTTTGATTGCCCGCCGTGTCCGTCACAGTCACAAGATTGACGCTAATCGTCGCTGATGTGGCGCTATAGTTAGTCGCCGTCAGTTTGTCTATAATGGTCGTAACGCCAGACGACGTATACTGCGTGGTCTGCACATTCTCCGCAATTTTAGACGGGATAATATTTGTGGGGGTAACGGTCATGGCGCACCTTATGATAGACGTTTAAGGCCGATAGAATCTATCATAGCCTGTTGATTTATAGACACAACTTCATTTCGGAACGATTCGGTGGCGGCTGCGCCCTGACGCACTTCTTTAGCCACTTCAATCTGAAGCATGGGCAATGCTGTCACAGCGCACATCCACTCATCGACTTCTTTGCCAGTGTTGGGGTTTGTCCCGCGCAAAAGCGTAAACCACGCGCATTTAAGTTGCACGCAATCCTTTTTGATAAGCGGACAAAAATTCCCGTTTTTAAGTTCCATTAGTCTTTCACCGCTATAATAGCGTCTACATACTGAACGGCTAAGTTAATAGCTGCGGCAGTGAGACCATGCGTATGAGCGTTTGCGCCGCCCGTAGCGCCCGTCGTCGCCCCGCCAGGGCTCCATAACACATTATAGCTAGTGCCAGCCGCCACGCCGATAACGCCGCCGCCAGCGGTATATGAATGGGTATGCGAAGGAATTTGAGCCTCCGTAAGCACATGGCCGTCCACAGTGCCAGTAATAGCTTGAGAAGCAAACGCCGTTGTAAATGCTACTGAACCGCCAGTTCCGGCCGTTCCAGAGACAATACGCAACGCTTTATTGTTATCCGTCGTTGATTTTACCCAACCTGTTGGAGCCGCAGTCTGAACGAACAACATGCGCGTGCCCGCCGGCAGGGACGCCCAAGAACCAGAAAAAGTGGTGAATGTAGCGGTCGTAGGCGTTGTAGCGCCGATAACAGTGTTGTTTATGCTGCTGCTATTTATGCTGCTGCTATTTATGCTGCTGTTGGCTATAGTTACGCCAGACAGTGCCGAGCCAGACATAGTTCCGTTGACAATAGAACTATTGATTATGGACCCGCCAGAAACATACCCGGCGCTAGTAATATTATCAACGACATATATCTCTACGTCGTTCGAATCCGTCAATTTGATCTTGTAGGCTGACGCAGGCGAAAACCAGATATTGCATTCGCCCCGGCCGTCCAGAATTATGGGGTTGGGGTTAGCCGAAGACGCAGACGAAGACGTATACGTCGCCAACGGCGTTGTCGTCCCGGCGACATAAGTGTAGACTTTGCCGCCAACAAGAGGCTGACCATTTGCGTCCAAAAATTGCGCTTTAGGGGCGGGGCCAAGACTAGCCATTAGCGTGTAATTCCTATGTTATCGGTCACGGTCAGAATGACAGACGGGATAGCGGGGACAGGAGCCGCCGCAGCGGCGGCTGATATTTGACATGCCGTGTCGTTAGTAGACCACATAAGCCTAAAATAGTCACCTGCGTTAAGCCGAAACACAAAGTTCCATGCCGCTACGGCCGCAGCATTATTGCCGACAAGAGTAATCTTGGTGCCTGTATTTGGCTGCGTCGTGCCGTTAATGTCCGCCCAAATATAAACATCGCGCGCGGCCGCGCCGGCCTTATCTAGCTGAGCCGAAAACTGAAAGTTGTATATACCGAGTCTGTCTACAAACACTTGCGATGTTGTTGCACCTATGTAGACGCCATTGGAAATATCGGTCGTATTAAACGTGACCGCATACGCCGTATTTATCGCAGCCGCAGTCTGTGTGGTCGTGTCAGAGAACACGCCATAGCGCATGTCAGGAACTTGCGGCGTATAGGCAGGAGCTACGGCAAGGGCGTCAAGTCCATTGAATACAGACAGTTGCTGCGCCATCCATTCGGCGTCGGTAGGCGCAACGCCGAAACCCTGAAGAGCATTCTCAACAGAGGCCTGCGCCGAGGACCAATTTGGGTCGCCCGGCGTTACGTTAAGAGCTTGAAGAGCGTTCTCAACAGATGCTTGCGCGGACGACCAGCCCGGTTCATCCGGCGTTACGCTGAGTGCCTGAAGAGCTGAATCGATGAGAGTTTGTTGTGTCGACAGGATAGAATCGGCCGGACCGACCTGCAAATCTGTCAGCGATATGGGGTTGCTGCCTGCGCCGGCCAGATTGAACAGGCTAAAGAAAAACAAATACCATTCGCGCGAGATCAACCCTGTTCTGGGGTCAATAATGGGAACCCGCAGAGCCGGTATCTGAGTAATATTTACTGGGCTAGGCATTCGTATTACTCAGAATAAGTTCCGCGCCCATGATGGCGATTTTGACTGGGTCCGTTCCTGATACTTCATATACCCGGTCGCGGATTTTCATGGTCATACCTAACCGTCGCCAAATAGTTCTAAACCCATAACGGCCTATTTTACCCATAGACTTCCAATGCTCGCTGGACCATGTATGGCCGCCGTCGTCAGACCAACGAAGCATAACCTGTGGATTAGCGCCAACCGTAACATTAATTTCTAAAAGAATATTGTCGCCAGATTCAGTGGTTATCAAAGGGCCTGATTCAGCAGCCAACAAGTCTACAATAACGGTGTCATAATCATATCCGTCTAATCCGACACCAGTTTCACAATCGAGTTGTAGACTATGTTGGGTTGTGCGCTTGAGATCATTCTGCCCCATTGGAAGCGCGCGCCAACGACGAAGCCACTTTTGTACGTTTCCGTTGTCCGTGTAATCTTCCATGTCAAAAGCGTAGATATTGCCGTTTTGATAATCCCCGACAACAATCTCGCCATTAAATGCCATCTGACAATTACTACGGTGGCGCGTGAATTGTTCATACTCCCATCCGGCGCGCTCATGCCATGTGCCGGTAGCCACATCATATACCCATGTTGTGTTAGCTGTAGGGAATATCAAAACATAAAAAGCGTGCCCATCTTGCTGATATGTATACCCTATTGCGTCCGATATATCGGAATACTGCTGAATATGCCACTCAACGGCGTGCGTGCTGACGCGTTTGCCCGTGTAGCCATCCGATCTATAGACAACGCCTTTACCGCGCGCGTCCGCGCCTAACCAAAAAAGCCCATTGTCCAGCTTCGCGACAGAATATGTCGCAGCGCAGCCCAACTCGTTGAACGCGCCCTGAATACGCGCCAGCGGAAAATCTTGTAGCCCGGCGTTATACCAGACCTCGACTGAATTGGTGCCGAAGAGCCAAACCTCGCGGTGATCCACAATAAGAGATATGAGCCCATCCGGGGATCCTTCAGCGCTAGCAAAATCCAGAGGATCTACCGAAAGACCATCCAACAAGGATGTGACCCAGAATCTTTGGCTGTTTGGCTCAGTGAAGACAAAATAGCCGTCCAGATAGCCGACCGTAACCGCGCCCGGAAAATCGGCGTCTGTTATCTGCGCAAAAGCATCTGTGGTCAAATTGTAGATATAGCTCGGACCATTACAGGCAATGAATAGCTGCGTTCCGTTATCGACCATGCTGACAGGGCCGGTTCCAGACACCGTCCCTTTGATGGCCACGTTCCACGATGAATCTATGCGGTATAGTTTATCGCCGGAAACGGCAAACCCATACCCATTGTAGGTCCAGAGACCTCTGATAGGCCCACTACCTAGAGTTTGCAACAGCCGCAGACCGGGAGCGCGCATAAGATATGCGGGCTCCTTACCCCCTTCAGGCACAATTTCAGGATATAAATTCACCATACGGCTGTTCGCAGCGTTAATGCTGCGGGTAACATAAGATGAGCCTAAGATCGGCGTTTTCATTTAGTAGCTCGGATACCATTTAGTGGTGGTAACGTCATAGGTCATCACTAACGCCCGGCTAACGACGGCCGTAGACGCCAGAGCGATATTGCCGGCGGTAGTCGTGGTAAATAGACCCGTGGGAATTAGCGTGATCTGACCGCCACCAAGGGATATAGGAGACGGCGGCGTAATCGTATCAATAGCTGCCGTGCCGCTAATAAAAACAATCTGCGTGGTCGGAGCAATAGTAGCCGCACTGGCAATGGTAGGAGCAGCAGCACTACTAGCTCTTAGACCGGCAACAATCTGCGATCCAGAATAAGTTTGATCGCCGGTAAAAGTCTGCGCCGCGTCCGTCCGCGCGATCGTCGCGCTCGTGGTCGGAAACGTCATAACAGTCGCGTCGGTGCCCGCCAACGTCAGCGAGTTGTTGACGGTTAGCGTCTTGGCGTCCACGCCCGCCAGCGTGAGAGAATTGTTGACCGTCAGCGTCTTGGCGTCCACGCCCGCCAGCGTGAGAGAATTGTTGGCTGTGAAAGTTTTACCGTTGGCAATAGTAAGTGTGGCGGAAGTAGCAGGTGCGGTTATGGCCACTTTATTGACGCTGGTAGCTGTCGCTACGCCAAGCACTGGCGTCACAAGTGTCGGCGACGTGGCAAAAACAGCACTGCCTGAACCTGTTTCGTCAGTAAGCGCCGCAGCTAAATTAGCTGAAGTAGGCGTCTGCAAAAAAGTGACTACGTTTGCGCCTAATGACGTGACTCCGGTACCCCCTCGGTTAACCGGAAGCGTGCCAAAAGTCCCGCCGTCGATAGGCAATCCAACACAGTTAGTAAGCGTGCCCGCTGACGGCGTTCCTATATTTGGATTCGTAAGTGTTACGCCAGTAAGAAATGTAGCTTTGGTTGCCTGCTGCGTGATGTCGCCTTGAACAACAGGAAGGACGGCAATGTCAGCGACACTAGTAGCGACCGGCAGGTCAGCGATCTTAATGGTAGTCATTAGTAATTCCCCGCGTAGATGTTATAGCGCTGACGTGTTCCCACGATGCTGTAGGGCAGCGCCATGATGTCGTCTGGGTTGTTGATTCTCTTGAGGTTTCTCTTGCTATACATCGCAATCCGCTGGACCTGCGCCGATGGCTCGACACCAAATTCTGGGGCCATTTCGCAAGCCAAATTATAGCGGAACGCCCGCAGATAGCCCGGCGGAAAAGATAGCGGCGTCGCCAAAGTAGCCGGCGCGCTGAGCGGCGAGACGGATATAAGGTGAAACTCGAGAGATCTAAGCGGGACGGGATACACCGTCATGGTCATGTTGGGAAAAGACATATTCACCCACATAACCTGCGGGTATGTGCTGGTGACGGTTTTAACCGCAATACCATTATATTGCTGTTGATTGATTAACTTTAGCCCGTAGGACACATTAGTCTGCGGGTCGCGGAAATAGGTAGAGTCATCCACCAAAATAGGGCGGCCGCCCAAAATAGTGGCAAGAATTTCTATAGAGTTTTGAGTAGTAAGCGGGACTTCGGTTTGAGTGGAAAGCACCGCATTCGTTAACATAACGTCGCCCGTAGGGCCGATTGCCAATTCACGGACGCCAGACGGCCATGTGAACATCTGATCCTGCGTGGCAAATACAGACAGCCGCTCAGTAATCCACGAATCGATCATCTGATTCAACGCCGTCAGCGCGTCCTGCGCCGTCTCGGCTGAAGGCGTTTCGCCTTCTGCGAGGACGCCCAGAAGTCTCAGGGCTCCGTTGATCTGATCGCCCGCCGTTGTCGTCATTCGGATCGAACCTTTCCCAGCCGTTTTCTTCGTCGGCTTCGGCTTCCATTTCTAGCGTAGCGATCTTAACGCCATGACGCGCATGACGCAAATAAATCAGGGCCATTTTTCACCTATGGAAAGGGCCAGGCGGGCCGTAGCCCGCCCGTAGGATTAGCTTAAGACGCGACCAATGGGATAGAATACCAAGTAGTCGAATCGTATGCGACGTACATACAA